CAAACAGTGCAGAAGAAACAACTCAAAACTCATTTATGTCATTTGATTCTGATGGGTTTACTGTCGGTTCAGCAAATGGTTTTAATAATGCTAATAAAAAATTTGTGGCCTGGTGCTGGAAAGCTGGAAATACTTGGCAATCTAATTTAGATGGTTCAATTGATAGTATAACAAACGCAAATACCGCAAATGGATTCTCTATTGTGAAATATACAGGAACTGGTGCAAATACAACAGTAGGGCATAATTTAGGAGCTGTACCTGAAGTAATGATTATTAAAGATTTAGATAATACAAGAGATTGGGGAGTATATCATAAATATAATACAGGCGGAAGTGGTAATTCAAATGAAGAAAGATTAAAGTTAAACACAAATGATCCTACAACTACTTATGCACCCTATTGGAATGGTACAACTCCAACATCAACTGTATTTAGTTTAGGAAACGAAGGAAATGTTAATACATCAGGTCAAGAATATATTGCTTATTGTTGGGCACCAAAGACTGGTTTTAGTTCTTTTGGAAGTTATACGGGTAATGCCACTGCGGGTAGAAATATAACTGTAGGATTTCAACCTGATTGGATTCTTACAAAAAGAACTGATGAAAGTGACAATTGGAGATTATATGATAGCGTTAGGCAACACTCTAATGCTTTTGACTTACCCGCTTATATTAATGATGCTGGTGAAGGTATTTACGGATCAGGCGCGGCTAATAATACAGGGGTTACAGGGGTAACATCAACAGCCTTTACTTTAGGTAATGGTAGTTTATCAAATGGAAACGGGCATGAATATGTATATATGGCATTCAAAGCAAACTAAAAAATATGATAGCATATATACTAATTGGAATATTTACGTTGTTATTAATAATAGGTCAAATTAAAAGTGCTGACATAATTATAGCGCCTATAACGGGATTTATGATAGGTGCATTATATAATAAAGAAGACTTTGAAGATGGAACATGTGATACAACTTTGCAATGTGCTGTAGGCTTTATAACTTTGAGTGTAGTATGGACTCGTAACATAAAAGAATAAATACTATATTTGTATATAGTGTAATTAAATTAAATTAAATAAAATGTCAAAAAAGAAAATAACAAAAGAGGAGCTTGAAAATTTACAAGCTAAAATATCAGTTTTAAATAATCTACAATATAAGCTAGGAGCATTAGCAGTAGACAAGAACAAAGTTTTAAAAGCATATGATACGGTCCGTGAAGACTTAAAAGCTATTCAGGTTGAGCTAGAAAAAACTTATGGACGTGTTAGTATAAATGTTGAAGACGGTACCCTCACTGAAACAGAAGAAACAGATGAGCAAACTGATAAGAAAGATTAGTATTGGGAAAGACTATAAAACAGACGCAATGCACTACGCTGTTGGCCAAGAAGTTTATGGAGGCCATACTATATGTGATATAATAGATGAAAAAGATAATTACTCTATTTATATAAAGAAAGGCGCAGATGTATTACCATGGAAAAGTTTTAATAAAAACATGGCCATATCCGTTGAGTATAATTTACAATATTAATGAAACCAATTTATTCCTTTTTAATAAAACCTAAAAAAGAAAGATACGACAATACAAAAAAGATTGGAGATAAAGAGTTAATATTAAACACGGATATATCTGATCATAAGTTTGTAAGTCGAGAAGCAGTGGTTTATGAAACGCCTATAGCACGTGATACACATATTAACAGAGGCGATGAGCTTTATGTTCATCATAACATATTTCGTCGTTGGCATGATGTTAGAGGTATTGAACGCAATAGTAAAAGTTATTTTAAAGATAATTTATACTTCTGTGAGCTTGAGCAAATATTTTTATACAAGCGTAACGGCATTTGGAAAGCAAACCAAGGGTTTAGTTTTGTAAAACCTTTATTAAACAACGATGCGTTTTCAATAAACAAAGAACTGTCATTAACAGGTATTGTTAAGTACGTAGATAACACGAATAACTTTAAGGTTAATGAAAAAATAGGATTTACTCCAGATAGTGAATATGAGTTTGTAATTGAAGGTGAAAGACTATATAGGGTAATAAATAATGAAATATCTATACGTTATGGATTTAAAGAAACAGAAAGAGAGTATAATCCAAGCTGGTTATAAAGCGGTAGACGAATTAGTTAAAGTAGCAAAAGAAGCTATAGTTGAAACTGATGACGACGTTTCTGCTGACAGATTAAAGAATGCAGCAGCTACAAAGAAGCTTGCAATATTCGATGCGTTCGAAATATTAAATAGAATAGAAGTTGAAAAAAACTTACTTGAAAACAAACCAACGCAAATAAAAGAAAACACTTTTTCAGGGTTTGCAGAAAAAAAATCTAAATAATGTCATATCAACAAACATTATATAAGATTATTGAGCCCATTAAAAAAACTACTATTAGTAGATTAAACAAAGGCAAGAAATGGCAGTACGGATATAATGAAGAACATGATGTTGTTGTTATTAGCAAGACAGGTAAAATAGGTGAAGTATATGAAATACAAAACTTACGAATAGCTTTACCTGCTGAAAAAGACGTGTATAGCAAAGATGATAAATGGATTCCACATGAATATCCACAAGAACTTAAAAGATTAAAAACAATATTCGATTGGAGAGATTATCCAGAAGAGTTAAAAGAAAAGTGGTATGTATACATTGATAAAGAGTTTACTCGTAGAGAAGAGGGTTATTGGTTCCTTAACAAGGGCAATAGCACTTATATTACTGGCACTCATTATATGTACTTGCAGTGGTCCAAGATTGATGTTGGGAAGCCAGACTTTCGAGAAGCAAACAGATTATTCTTCATATTCTGGGAAGCTTGCAAGGCAGACACAAGATGTTATGGGATTTGCTACCTTAAGAATAGACGGTCTGGATTTAGCTTCATGTCAAGCAGCGAGACAGTTAATCAAGCTACAATCTCATCAGATTCTAGATTCGGAATCTTATCGAAGACTGGTGCAGATGCAAAGAAGATGTTTACCGACAAGGTCGTACCAATTTCATCGCACTATCCATTCTTCTTCAAACCAATACAAGACGGAATGGACCGCCCCAAGACAGAGTTGGCCTACCGTGTCCCAGCATCCAAACTCACAAGAAAGTCCATCACCAGTGCAACCAAATCCAAGCCCCAAGAACTCGAAGGGCTCGATACAACAATAGACTGGAAGAACACAGGGGATAACTCATATGATGGTGAGAAGTTAAAATTATTAGTTCACGATGAATCTGGTAAATGGGAAAGACCAGATAATATATTAAATAATTGGAGAGTAACAAAAACAACCCTTAGACTAGGTAGTAGGATAATAGGAAAGTGTATGATGGGATCAACATCAAACGCATTAGATAAGGGTGGTGATAACTTTAAAAAATTATATCATGCTTCAGACGTTACAAAACGAAACAGGAATGGACAAACAAGCTCTGGATTATATAGCTTATTCATACCTATGGAATGGAACTACGAAGGATTTATTGACGATTGCGGAATGCCTGTCTTTGAATCTGGAGATACTAGCCGTTGCGACAATTATGGAGAAACAATTGGAACAGGAGTTATTGAGCACTGGCAAAACGAAGCGGACGGTCTTAAAAGCGATCAAGACGCGCTAAATGAATTTTATCGTCAATTCCCGCGTACAGAAGAGCATGCGTTTAGAGACGAAACAAAAAATAGTATATTTAATTTACAAAAGATATACGAACAGATAGATTACAATGGAGATTTAAAAAACTCGGGGTTTGTATCAAAAGGAAACTTTCAATGGGAAAATGGCGTAAAAGATAGTAAAGTTATATTTATGCCGGATTTAAAAGGAAGATTTAATGTATCGTGGATTCCACCGGTGCGTATGCAAAACGTTGTAATAAATAATAGAGGTAGAAAAACCCCAGGAAACGAACATTTAGGGGCTTTTGGATGTGATAGTTACGATATATCCGGAACGACAGATGGTCAAGGATGAAAAGGAGCATTGCATGGATTGACTAAGTTTAGCTTAGATGAAGCCCCTTCTAATAGTTTTTTTCTTGAATATGTATCAAGACCTCCAACGGCAGAAATGTTTTTTGAAGATGTATTAATGGCATTAGTGTTTTACGGTATGCCTTTGCTTGCAGAAAATAATAAGCCTAGACTTTTATATTATTTAAAAAGGAGGGGATATAGAGGGTATTCTATGAATAGACCGGATAAAAGTTATAATAAATTATCTGTAACAGAAAAAGAAGTAGGTGGAATTCCAAACTCTTCTGAAGATATTAGACAAGCACACGCGGCAGCTATTGAATCATATATAGATAGACATGTAGGGTTAAAAGAAGATAACAACTATGGGGATCTTTATTTTGATCGTACATTAAATGATTGGGCTTTGTTTGATATAAATAAAA